CACCGCCATGCGGGAGATCACCGGCTGCGATATCGGAACCGACTGCCCCACCGGAATGGCACCGGACGAGTGGATGCACGCCGTCATCGAGGCCGTCCAGTCCACGGGACTCTGCGCCGGCAGGCATATCGACGCGACCCCCGGCGGCACCGACGAGATCGCCGTCGCCTTCTCCTGCGCTGGATGGTGGGAGGGCTACAAGGTCTACAACTACGGGGGCGGCAAGGTGATCTGGTCCCCCAACGCAGACCGCCCAGCCTGGAGGCTGAACGATCCGTCGGCGTGCGCGGTCGTTCCTGGGCCGACCCCTCCCCCGACACCGCCACCCGCTGGTGATTGCCCTCTGCCCCACCCCGACCTGTCCCGCATGAAGTTCAAGGGTGTCGAGCACAACGGGATTCTCGACACGACATGGACGACCGTGAACCAGGAGCCGTTCTGTCGGCAGATTGGCATGAGCCCGATGGCGGACGGAACGCTCCGGGGCGGATGTCCCGTCAGGCCCGAGGGGAACGACGAGCGCGGAGCGTGCGAGAAGAACCTATGCGACCAGAAGTGGGAGTGCGACGGCCAGCCGTTCCCGGGGTACAAGGGGAACGCAGCCCAGAGCAACTGCCGCGGGCATTGGAAGACGTGGTGTTCGGCACCGGGTTCGACCGCGACGCTCGAGGGTGATCGGTGAGCAGTAGGCAGTCTGCCCTCCAGAAGGCCGGAAAGATGCCCCCGATGGAGCGGGGGGACTCGGGCCGCTTCACGAACAAGAGGGGCAGGAAGGCCGTCATCGCGGAGACGGCGCGGTCGATACTTGAGCAGCCAGAGCACATCTCTGCGCTCATGGCCCAAGCCAAGAACGGGGTAGGCAAGAACGAGGACCAACTCCCACCAGCAACCCACAAGCTGCTCTGCGAGTATGCCTACGGTCCCCCGCCCAAGGCGAAGGAAGACGACTCCGACAAGGAAAAGATGGCCGCGCTCCAGGCCGCCGCTCGAGCGTACTTGAGGGAGAACCCGGAGAAGGCCCGGGTCATCGACATCAGCGTCCAGCGTTCAGCCGCGGCGCTACCAGAGACGAAGGCACCGGATGGCGGCGACTCCACAGGAACATGAGTTCCAGCATCTCCTGAGCCCCCTGGCTCTGGCGATGAGCACGACCCAGCATCAAGCCGAGCCCTACGTCCACGCCCGCCACCTCCACGTTCTCTCCAACGAGCTCGTAGACCTTCACCGTCGTGACGGACTGCGGAACCTGATGGTCTTCATGCCGCCACGGCACGGGAAGTCCGAGCTCTGCTCCCATTGGTTCCCGGTGTGGAACCTCGCCTTGGACTCCACCGCCAAGATCGTCCTGTGCTCCTACGAGGCCGACGTGGCTGCCCGATGGGGCCGCGCCTGCCGGCGCACCATCAACGAGCACTACCAGTACATCGGCTCCAAAATCCTCGAGGACTCCCGGGCCGCGAACCGCTGGGAGACGACCGACAAGGGCGGGATGGTCACGGCCGGAGTCGGAGGCCCGATCACGGGTAAGGGCGGCAGCGTCCTGATCCTCGATGACCCGATCAAGAACGCCGAGGAGGCGAACTCCCAGGTCATGAGGGAGAACCTCTGGGACTGGTGGCAGACGACCTTCCTCACCCGCGCTCAGAAGGGCCGAGAGAACACCAATTCGATCATCGTCTTCATCATGACCCGGTGGCACGAGGACGATCTGGCGGGACGGATACTGAACAGCGAAGACGCGACTGACTGGCGCGTCATCGACCTCCCCGCCCTGGCCGGAAACGACGATCCCCTCGGCCGGCCGGAGGGGGCCGCGCTCTGGCCTGAGCGATACGACGAGGTGGAGCTCGAATCGAAGAAGCGCAAGATGGGATCGCGCAACTTCACGGCGCTCTACCAGCAGAAGCCGACACCCCCAGAGGGGTCAGCAATTCACAGGCTCTGGTGGAAGTGGTACGAAGAAACCCCGGAAGACTTCGACCAGATCATTCAGTCCTGGGATCCGGCGTTTGATGACGCCGAGACGTCCGACTTCACGGTGGGCCAGGTCTGGGGCCGCAGGGGTGGGGACTTCTATCTCATCGACTGCGTTCGCCAGCGGCTCAACATGCCCGACACCATGCGAGCGATCAAGCAGATGTCGGAGCAGCACCCACAGGCCCGCTACAAGCTGATTGAGAAGTCAGCCTCCGGGTTTGCCATCGTGCAAACCCTTCAGCGGGAAATGGGGGGTATCCTACCCACCGGCACAAGGTCGCGGTCGAAGGAGGCACGGTTGACCTACGGCGTGAACAACGTCGCCGCGGTAATAGAGCGCGGACAGGTCTTCTTGCCCCGTGGCCGCGCCCACTCAACCATCCTCGTGGATGAGGCGGCGCAGTTTCCACACGGCACACACGACGACATGATCGACGCGATGGTCATGGCCGTCGAGTACCTGATGCCGAAAGCGTGGGTCTGGGATGCAGACCAGAGGCAGCAGGCTGCCAACGCGCCCCCAACGAACAACATCGAGCTTTTCAACCAGCAGCTCCGCAAGGCAATCCAGGCCAGGATCAAGGATCAGGCCACGAGCGGGGAAGAGTCCCAACGCTCTCCCTGGGGAGGGGGAATCTGATGTTCGAGTGCAGGGGCTGCCAATCGAAGGACAACGAGATCGACCACCTCAGAGCGAGCATCTCTGCCCTGTTCGACCAACTCGAGAGGGCCCAGGCCAGAGTCATGGAGCTCGCCGAGCCGGGAGTGAACCGAAGAATGAACCCCCCCGCGAATCAGCCTCAGCGGAAGCCTCAAGCCTACGAGCTCCGGCCGGAGCTTCCAGGCTACGAGCCACGCCTCGAGGCGATCCTTGAGGTGGACGACACGCCATGAGCTCAGAAATAGCCTCCCGCATCGTCCGGGCCGGAAGGCCGGAGTGGCTGTACCTCCCCACCTTGAACTCCACGGATGAGGAAGTCCGTGGGTACATGAACGACCAGATCGCGCCCACATCCCACCGCCGCCGCTACCATACCCAGAGGGCCGCGCTCAATCTCTGGTTCTACCTCGGCCGGCAATGGATTGAGCCGCGTTCGCAGCTCGCCCCCGGGAACGGCTCCTACCACTTCAGGGAAATCTACCGGAACTCCCTCGCCGCCTTCCCGCGTCCGGTGACGAACATCATCGCGCCCTCCGTGGACAACGAGATCGCACGCCTGGGCCGGAAGGAGCTCGTGCCAGACACGAGCCCAGCCAAGAACAAGCCAGAGTGGCAGGCTGCCGCACGCCTCGGCAAAGACCTCCTGATGGCCGAAATGGCGAAGCAGGTATGGGCCGACAAGAGGGACGAGCTCTACCTCAACTTCGCCCTGGATTCGGTTGCGATTCTCCGAACGTCCTGGGACGAGAACGACCGCGACCGCACCCTGATCGCCTCCCCAGACACCGTGTACTGTCCGATGTGTCAGAGGAAGTACGCATCGAGGACGGTTCCGCGCTCGTTCTCCAGCCTCGGCATTCCGGGAGAGATGGAGGAGATGGGCCCGGTAGAGATGAGGCACACGGAGACGCTCTCCGACTACGAGGAGAAGGGAGAGGCGTCCGCGATGCACCCGCAGGGTATTCCGCGGGTCAACATGCAGGACTGTCCCTACTGCGAGAAGGCGTCGAAGCTCGAGCCCTATCCGGTCAGCGAAGAAGAGGCCGGAGAGGCGGATGCGTTCGGGCGTCCGATGGGACTACTGGTTCCGACCGGATCCGGGGAAATCGACCCGGTTTCGATCCACGAGTACTTCCCGGAGAACGGCGGAATCCAGATCGAGCCGAGGGAGCAGGTCGTCTACCACAGGATGACGGTGGAGCCGCTCGAGAGCATCGCCCTCAGATACGGCGAGTTCGGGGATGAAATCAAGCCGGAGAACCCACAGAACCTGATCCGCATGAATCCGCTCTACGCCGAGCCGATGCTTTCCGGCTCTCTTGGATTCAGCGGCGCAGCCGGAATGGAGTCCTTCCGCAACCACGCACGGCTTCAGGAGGTCGTGGTCCTGCCCCAGCCCCACATCGAGGGCCTCGAGAGGGGAGCCATCTTCCACCGCCTGGCCGAGGGCACCCAGATCATCAGGAAGGAACTGATGGTCGAGGTGGAGGGCGACGAGGGCAAGTACAAGTACGTCCCACGCATCGCCTATCACTTCGCTCGGTTCAAGCGCATCCCGAAGAACTTCTGGGGCCGCAGCTTCGTTGACGATCTCATCCCGATCCAGAGGAGACTCAACGAGCTCGACGCCCAGGTGGTTGATCTGAGGGAGCGCGGGAAGCCGTCAATGTACATCCCGAAGGGTACTATCATCGCCACCCGAGACGACGTGCAGGGTTCGATGGTCTTCATCGAGTACGACTCCCCGGACCCGACCTGGCAGCCGGGGCAGGCTCTCTTCCCTGGAGTTCCCATCACCGGGAACCCCTACTTCCAGGAACGCAACCAGATCATGCAGGACGCCCAGGCTGTGGGCTTCCCGCAGGACATCGAGATGGGGCAGTCCCCGGGCTCGGTGAAGACGACCTCCGGGCTCATGCTGATCTCTGAGGAAGCCAGCCAGAAACGGGCCCCGCGCGAACGGGCCCTGGCGCTCATGTACGAGGGCGCGTTCACTCACCTCCTCCAGATGAACTGGGCCTTCCGCAAGGAGGACGCAGCCTACGAAGTGCAGACCGAGGCCGGGACCTACGAGCAGAAGTCGTTCACCGGAACAGACCTCGTTGGTGACCTCCGGGTCAAGGTGAGCGCCCGCGCCGGCTACGACCAAACGCTCTACAACAAGGAGGCCGCCGCCGAGGCCCTGGATCGCGGGCTCTACACGATCGACGGCCCGGACTCACGCGACAAGCTCCTCGACCTGATGAAGCTCCCCAAGGACGTGAACGAGGGAGCCGGGATTCAGATCCGACGCGCCGAGATGGCGTGGTCCGACTTCATGAGGCTCGACAAGATCCCCGAGCCCGACTACACGATGTGGGACTTCCCGACCTGGCACACCATCTTCACGAAGCGGTGGATGGACGACGAGTGCTACGCCAGGCAGCAGGAGGTCTTGTTCGCTGACATCTGGACAGAACTCATCACCTGGGAGGACAAGCTCCAGCAGATTGACGACGCGGAGGAGCAGTTCGCGATCTACAAGGAGCAGCCGCCGGAGAAATGGCAGGCTGTCTTCCAGGAGGGATCGCAGAAGGTCGAAGAGGCGAAGAGGGCCTACGAGCAGGCGATGATTCGCTTCGGTTCAGCGCAGCAGAGCGCGATGCAGGCCCAGGCAGCGCCCCCGGCGGCACCAGCCGCTCCCCCGATGGAGCAGTTTCCGCCGCCTCCCCCTGCCGGGTTCGTCTTCCTCCCGGATGCACTCCACGAGCGGCTCTACGAGGTGTGGAAGCGGATGCTACCCCAGATTGCGACCGGGCTCGAGGCCGCCGCGACAACGGAGTCGCTCGGCGTTCCGCAGCCGCAAGCCAGGAAGATGAAGGAGCTCGACCTTCTGCTCAAAATGAGAGCGATCATAGAGGCGTTCAGGATGCTGGCCGCACCCCCTCCGATGCCGATGGGGCCGGGGGGAATGCCGCCCGAGGGGCCGCCGCAGTAGGAGAACGATGATGGGAAAGATGAGCGGAAACATGAAGAGGGTCGGGATCGACATCCCGGGGGCCCCGGACCAGAACCCGCCCCGGAAGCTGCGGGGGGAGTTCGAGCGGCTGGCCGGCAACGAGACTACCTACTACGACCAGAAGCTCCGGCCCGGCGCGAACCTGCTCCGCCCCGCGAAGCGAGGCAAGAGGATCTCGGGCACCAGGACCGCAAACGACGCCGCGATGGCGCTCTCGGAGGCCTTCCGCAAGCGGTGCGACAAGAGCTCTGACGCCGGCTACGAGAAGAAGTCCAAGAAGAAGTTCTTCGGGAGTCTGGGGTACGTCTAACGCCCGGGCAGGGAGGCTGTGATGGGACGCTGGACCTTTCAGGGGGGCTCGCCGCTCTACGTTCCCGACCCGGGAGAAGAGGGCGGAGGAAGCACGCTCGGCCACCTCGCCGCGGGAGTGGGAGAGACGATGGGTGGAATCTTCGGTGGCCTCCAGAGCGCCGGAGATGCCCTTGCCGCCACAGCCGTGGGGAAAGCCCTCGCTGGGCCCGTCGGTGCCGTGTCGGACTCCTACCAGGAGAACGTCATGCCGCAGTTCAGGGAGGCGGGCAAAGACCTCGCGATTCCGGCCCGCGGTGTCGTCGCAGCCAGCACGGCCGCAACTGACGCCCTGACTGGATCGAACTTCATGGGAGACTCCGATCCGTTCCAGTACACCATCGAGGGCAAGGGCAACCTCGCGCACATGGGCGACCTGATGGCCGATGTCATGGAAGCCGAGGGGACCATCAACGAGCAGGGCATGGCGTCTCAGGCCGTTCGGGCGGCAGGGAACACGATTTCGGACCCGCTGGTCCTCTTCGGCGCGGCACGCGGGGCCGCGAAGATGCTCTCCAGGATCCCGCGGCCCAAGGCGGCCCCCGCCGCGAGCTCGGGTGGTGGTGGCACGCCAACCAGATACCGGACGCCACCCATCGACAGGCCGTCCGGGCCCTCGCAATGGCCCTCCGTTCCGCTCGACCCAGACCTCGCGTCTCCAGCGATCCTCGGCCGTGGGGGAGTGGGATCCCTCCCGAAGGCCCCAGGGACGGTCTACCGCGGTGGGGCGCTGGATGCTGACCTGGCTGCCCCCGGAGCTCCGGCTGGACCGGGCCGGATGCCAACGGCGCGACGGGGCGTCCCCCCGGCAGCCGCTCGACCGCTCGACCCGGACCTGGCCTACGGGAGTGGGCCACAGCGAGGCCTCCCCAAGACGAAGGCGGCAAAGGCCAACGCTCGGAAGCTCAAGGGCGCGACCAAGAAGATGAAGGCCGAGCAGCTCGAGGAGGGACGCTCCGCGATGAAGGCCGAGCAGCTCGGGGAAGGCCGCGCCGCGATGGTCGAAGAGCAGGTCGCCGACGGGGTGTCCAGGGGCCAGTACGAGCGCGGGTACGCCCCGCCCTGGAACGAGAGCCCTCTGGAGTTCAGGGCCCGCATGGAGCCCAACATCACGCCAGCGAGCATCGCCTCAACGCCCATCGCTCCGCCGATGTCCAGAGCCCAGATGCGAATGCTGATTCAGGCTGCCGTCGAGAACGGAGCCAGCGCCGACGACGTGATGAAGCTGTTGTCTAACCTCGGAGGGTAAATGAGCGACTGGAACGTGCTGTACGACAAGGTACTCGTCAGGAGAGACGAGGCAACGAAGGAGAAGGGTGGGCTGGCGGTGCCCGACCGGGCGCAGCGTCAGCAGAGCCAGGGCACCGTGGTTGCGGTTGGCATGGGGCGTCCGAACGGAAATGGGGGCTGCACGCCGCTCACCGTTCGACCCGGTGACGTGGTTCGTTTCACCGCGTTCTCCGGCGTTCCGCTCTCGGACGACGACGAAAACGTGATCCTGCTCCGCGAGGACGAGCTCCTCGCCTACCAGCGGGACGGAGTGTAGATGGAAATGGGGCCGCGGCGGGGAGCTTTCTGGTTCAACCCACCAACGGCCCCAAGTAGGGCTTCGGACCCGTTACGAATGGTAACATAGCCGCACGGTCGCCCCGTGCAAGGAGAAACGCAAATGCCGGAACTCGAAGCGCCAGCGGAGACGCCCTCCGACACAGGTGCGCCTGAACTCGACCCTGGTGTCGAGATCGAAGAGGGGACGCCCCCCGAAGACGGAGACGAAGGGCAGCCGGAAGCCCCCGAACCGGACGAGCCGGAAGAAGGCCAGCCTGTCCCCCCCGGATTCGAGAAGCTGCGGGCGAAGTACCCGAACCTCTCGGACGAGGAGTTTCAGGAAGTCGTTGCCGAGCACTACTGGTCTACCACCAAGGAGATTTCCACCAGGGAGAAGCGGATTCGTGAGCTCGAGGCGAAGCTGGAGGCTGCGGAAGAGGCCGCCACTCCACCCGAGCCGGAGGCTCCCGTCAAGAATCCGCAGATCGACCGACTCGATCAGCGCATCAAGTCCCTCTACGACCGAGGGCAGTCTTTCCAGTCCGAGCAGCAGGAACTCCTGAAGGAGATTCCGAGGCTCGACCGCGAAATAGCCAAGGCCGAGGCCCGTATCGAGGACGCCAGCGATGGCGACTACGCCGACCCGCAGAAGGTGACGAAGTGGGAAGGCGTGAAGGCCACGAACGAGACGAAGCGGGATGCGGTTGTTCGCCAACTCAGGGATCTCCACTACAAGCGAGAGCAGGCCGACTTCGAGATGGAGACCCTCCTGGCCGACAAGGACTGGATGACCAGGGTCGCGGAGCAGCAGAGGAGTCAACAGAAACACGAGCAGCAGAGCGTCCAGCAGTTCAATGAGGAATTCCCCCAGTACGTCGATTCGCTCATCGACGAGGCCGCGAATTCTCTGGGAGCACCGAAGGACACCAAGGTCCGGGAGTCACTCTGGAAGCACGTCAACCGTGCAACCACGATGGATTTCTGGTCGATGGCCCGGAAGGGGCTCAACTCCGTTGACGTGCCCGAGCTCGTAATGGCGCACGTCAAGGAGTACCTCGAGGACCGCGATCTCGTGGGGCGCGTCAAGTTCCAGGAGAAGTCCGCTGCGAAGCTGAAGGTCGCTGGGAAGGCCCCCAAGGCCGCTCCCCCGCCGGCCGCTGTCAAGTCGCCGGTGTCTGTTACTCAACTCAACAAGGGCGATCTAACCCCAGGAATGTTGGCCGCGAGGAACTACCTCAAGACCAAGGGGCTCTAGGAATCACCCGCAACAGGCATTGCCATGACCGTAGGCGCATTCGAGGACATCACCACCGAGCTCAAGAACGCATACCCCACGGGGACGTTCGAGGAGCCGGTGAACAAGGAGTCGAAGTACCGGCGCGACCTCCAGCGGGTCGATCTGATGATGAACGAGGGGATCGCGAAGTTCCCCCTCGGCATCGCGTCGGCCTGGAACGTCG